AGAGGTATTTCAGATACCCCTGAGACACCTTGATGGATTTCATCTTCTTGGCCTTATCCAGGCCACGGAAGAGGATCACCTGTCCGGTTTTTCGGTATGTGATCTTATAGGGGCTGGTGGTGCATTTCCACTCGTCCATAACCCCCAGGGCATTTAGGCTCCATAGGATCTGCTCATAGACCGATGTCCTGATAGTGTTGCCCACCTTACGGAAGATCACCGCATTTGCATTTGGATCACTCATAAGCCCCAGCAGGATCATGGTGCCGATAAAAGAGGACTTGGTGGAGCCACGGCCGCCGTACAGGTCGTAATAGGTGTGTTTACCCTCCATCACATCCCAGTACACCGGGTAAAACGATGGAGCGATCAGAGAGGAGAGCCGAACGCTGTCAGTGGGTGTCTTCGGCATGATCCGCCTGACCTTCTGTCTCTTGCTGCGATGTTCTCAGTCCGTCCATGCTCTCTGCTGGTGTCCTAGGGATGTCGCAGACAATGTTGATGGTGGGAGCCTGTTCACCGTCCTCCACATCCTTCCAGCCCTTAAAATTGTACTGGAGAGAGAACTTTGCGCCGTTGGCTCCATCCCGGTCAAAAAGCCGCTGCTCGGTGTACTCCTCGATCCGTAGCATGGCCTCATCAATGGTGTCTTTAAACTCTGCCTTACCGTGGTACTTCCAGAGGGATGTGCGGGACTTAAAGCCCAGGGCTCTGGCCAGTCCGGCGGTGGTGGGCGGTTTCCTGCCCACGAAGATAGGCTGGGACTGCTTGTCCAACACAGGGTTTCCGTTTGCATCCAGCAGCAGTTCCCCTTCGCACTCTTCAAAGTATCGTTCAATCAGATCCACGATCTGATCCTTGCTTGTGTATTTCGGCGGAATCCCGCCTCTTCGTCCCATTCACTTCACCTCTCTCCTGGGGAATTTCGGGTATAAAAAATGCCTGATACGCCAAAGCGCATCAGGCGAATTTATGAACTTGTGACTTGATTCACTTGCTAGTCTTCTTCTTGGAGGATTCCTTTTTGGGCGACTTTCCCATGCCCATGGGATCCATTTGAGCCGCCAGTTCTCTGCTCTGCTGTGCGGTCAGCCCGCCGAGCATCTTAGACACCTTCACATTTTTGGTCTTTCCTGCCATACGATTACCTCCTTAACGTGGACAGTCAAAGCCTCTTTCCTTTATTGTAGCAAAAGCGTTTTGACTTGTCAATATTTTTCCTGCTTTCCGGTCGTTGTAAGCACACTCCGGTCAATTACCGTGTAATAAGCCACACCTCTGAATTGACTTGAAACGATGACGTTGTACCCCTTCATCAATGCGAACTGACTCATGCTATCATGCGAGCTATGCGCTTTTGCGAATCCCAGAGCCTTTCGTGTCTGTGGATTGTGTTTCACGAAGTCATCATACTCTTTTCGGAGCTTGGTCTCAGTAACCATACGAGCTTTACTGTTGAGGACGCACGCAATGGTTCTCGATCTGCCGCCACCGTAGCCATACGCTTGGGACTCGGCCTTATCATTGGCGAAATACAGCCCGTCCCCGTGAATACCGTTACCCAGATACGTAAGGTCACCAGAAATCATCATATCGTTGATCTGCTTTGCGGACATATGAACTCCCCCAGTAAGCTTAACGTCATTCACAGTACGGTAGAGGATCGGCTGTCCGCTACCAAAAGGTGCATTCACGGTCATATCGTCAAACTCCTGTTGTGATACGATTTCAGGCTTGTCATTCATACCAAGTGCATACACCATCTTCTGCAAATGATGCGTGTTCAGGAAGTCCGGTGTATCTGTGTTCTGAACATCGATCAAGAAGTCGTGCATCCCCTTGTCGTCATTGGCCCTTGCCATTGCTTGTATATCAGCCAGCGTCTTGCCCGACGGCGTGGATGGGGTTGCAGGAGCCATGCCGCTTGCACTTCCTCTGCCGCCCATCCCCGATCAGCCTCTCTTTCTAACTTTGTTCGTCGATTTTTTAATCGTGGTTTTCTCAGTAGCACCTGAACCACCCTTCTTAATCACGTTGATCGACTTGCCAGACGTGACGAATCTCTCTTCACCAGCATTGCTTTTCTTTTCGCTTGCCATGCCTCACACCTCCTATTATTCGATGACCTGTACATCAACAACGACACGGGGCAGCAGCCCGCCGACACGTGGGCGTGCGGTAGTACCGTCAAAATGTGCGCCGGTTGCACGAAACTTCACCCCATCGGACAAAATAACCTCAGACTGGCTCCGGTTGCCCATAACACCTTTTGTGTCTGACGGCGCATGGATTCTGATATAAACCTCTCGGCCGCCCGAAACAGGCCCGGAAACAAATGGGTTCTTCGACGCATCAACTGCGGCGGACACGAACTTTTTCTCGGTGTACTCTGCGCCGCTGACCGCCGCATTCAGTTGCGCATCGGTCATATTTTGATAATTCTTGACCCCTAGCGCCTCCAAGAAATCCTTATGCGCCGCACGGGTCAGAATCATATTCTTTCCCAGTGGATGCATAGCCGCTTGAAGTCGATTTCTCACGTAAGTTTCATTGGCATTCAGTGTCATACCATTCTCCATTTTATGGTTCATGTTCTGAGACATCGTATATCCGTTTGATTGCACATCTTGCCTGATATACTGCTGGATCGCAAGCACCGTGTTGATGTCATAGCTGTCTTCCAGGTCATCGAAGAATTCATCCTCGCTGCTGCCTGTTAGTGTTAAAAATTGTATCGGGGCCGGTGCTTGAACCTGCTGGCTCAGTCCGCTTGTGCTTCCTCTTCCGCCCATGTCACCCTCCAAAATCAGCCTTGGGCTGTGTTCTCCACTTCTGCTGGAATGCTCTGATCTGAACAATATCACCCTCGCACCCGTTCGGCACATTGCCGTACATGATGACCTTGCTGGGATGGAGCCGATCCAGCATTTCCCGGTAGCCCTCCAGAAAAAGAGCCTTCGTGCGGTTGTTTGCCTGAGTGCCCACGCTGGACACTGCCACGATGCCGCCCACTGGCTCACCGTCAAAGCACCAGGCGAAGCTGTCTGGCTCTGCCCAGCTGATAGTAGGAATCACCGTGACGCCGTTCTGCTGCCAATAGGCTCCGATCCAGTGTTTCCGGTAATGATTGTAAATCTGTATCGCCTTCGGGAAATCGGTGTAAGTAGAAAAGTCCGGAGTGAGAACAACCTGGAATTTCTGCATCATTCTCACGTAGACCTCTGGATTTGTCCACACTCTGGTAAATTGATAGTCATCAATGAAAAAGTGGACCCCGTGCCTCCAGGGCTCCTCACAGCCTCGGACATAGTTAAAGCCGATCCAGTTCTCCGCCTGGCAGTCATAAACAGGGTGAAGCTGTGGAATGTCATAGTCTCCCACGCCTGGAAAAATCATCCGATTCAGATTCTCGTAATTTCTCTGCTGTCGATACAAAGCTCTGCCTCCTTTGGTGATGAGAAAAGCCGTAGACGAACTCCGTTAAGGGAAATCCGTCTGCGGCTCTGTGTGGATATGGGGAAGATAGTTTCGGGCGCATTGCTGCTTTGGGGAGGAGGCGAACCCCATCCCCGAACTACATAAATCCACAATGTCATGATACCATGGGCGGTCGGGACATTGGGGACAAGTTTACGAAATCATGCAGATTTTCTCGGTTTTTACTTCCTCCTGCCCATCTGCGCCCTCCTGGGCGGTCTCCAAATATCTATACACCCGCTTTTTCACCGCATCAGTGGAATTTCCACCGCCGATATGGGCGGCCACCTGGTTCCAGGATTGGCCCTCCACGAAACGCAGGGTCATAATTTTCCGTGTCAGACTGTCCGGCACAGCAGCAATATACCGCTCCAGCCGTTGACGCTCATGAATGCACTGGATTCGTTTGGCAGCGATGATGGCTTGCAGGTCGGTCAATTCCAATATTATCCGCTCCACGGGCTTTCCTGGATCACCTGCACCGTGGGGCATTCCATCCATGTTGGCCGTAGCTGGGGCCTTGGCGGTCTGCTCCAGGGCTTCCAGCCGCTGCTGGTCATAGGCGATCTCCTGATTAAGCCAATACAGCTGAGACAGTTCTTTAATGGTCATAAATTGTGTTGTGCCTCCTTTGCCTTTTTGATGCGCGTGCCTTTTTGATGCGCGCTTTCAGCGCCGCCAGCAGCTGCTCTTGTGCGCTGTCCTTCGTCTCCAACGAGCGGATCACATCCTCATCGATGCCGCCCTGGGTGATAAGCCGATGAATAATCACCGGCTGGGGCTGACCCTGTCGGTGCAGTCTTTTGTTGGCCTGCTGATACTCCTCCAAGCTCCAGGTCAGACCGAACCAGATCACATGATGCCCGCCGTATTGCAGATTGAGGCCATAGCCACAGGAGGCAGGCTGTGCCAGGAGCAGGTCGATGTTCCCGGCGTTCCAAGCCTTCTCTTCTTCCGCCCCTTGATACACTCGGACACGTAGCCCGGAACGGCTCAGGGTTTGGAGAATCCGCTCCCGGTCGTGTCGGAACCGGTAATAGACAATGGCGTGCTGTCCGCTCAGCTGCTCCACAGTCTCCATGAACACTTCCAGCTTGCAGCCATGGACGGGGATCACCTCTCCACCCTCATCGTAGATGGCTCCGTTGCACAGCTGGAGGAGCTTGCCGGCGAGGGCAGCTGCACTGTTAGCGGTGATGGTCTCGTCCTCCACCTCTAGGAGCTTATCTTCCTCCATGCTGTCATAGGCCTTTTGGGCTTCGCTATCCAGTTTGACCGGGATGTCGTCATAAATCAGCTCTGGCAGGGTCAGATAGTCTTCAGACTTCATGCTGATGCAGATATCGGAAATGAGCCGATAGATTTCCTCCGCCGCCCCGGCTTTCGGTGCATAGGAGAAGATGGTTGTTTTGCTCCGCTTGTCCGACACAAAAAACATTTCTCGATACACTGAAATGGTTCGCCCCAGCCGCTTTCCGCCGTCCAGCAAATAGACCTGCGCCCACAGGTCAGTGAGACCGTTGGGAGAGGGTGTCCCCGTCAGCTCGATAAGCCGGTGGATCTGAGGCCGTACCTGTGTCAGCACCTGGAACCGCTTGGCCCGTTGATTTTTAAAGCTGCTGCTCTCATCCAGTACCACCACATCAAACGGCCAGGCTTTGCTACAGAGAGAAACCAGCCATTGCGTGTTTTCCCGGTTGATCACGTAAACATCCGCTGGGGTTTCCAGTGCCTGTTTCCG